CATTTACAGTGAATCTAACTTCTGTTGCACTGATGTTAAATGTAAGAACCGCAGTGTTATCACCATCATAATCTTTGACTGCTTTTGGTGTAACAACATAGCGAAGTTCTCTTCTCTTATTCTCACGATCCATATTGGTATGATAATCCAACTGAACTTTCTTGATGAGACCTTCTGGAGTATCTGCGACTGGGCCGAATAGATATGTTTTTGCTGTAAAATTAAGTGTGTAAATTAGTGCTCTTCTTGTTGCGAAGTCTCCTTCATAATCATCTTGGAATGAAATATTATCTAATACAACACTGATATCTCTCTTTTCTCCAATTACGCTTACTAAGTCTACGGTTAAATTAAAAGATGGTTGGAAGAATGGTAAAATCTGTTCTATAATTTGTAGTCCATCATCGTTTAGTTTAACTAAGATATTTAATTCAAAACCAATATTATATGGTACTGGCATGAATACTTTTCTCAAATTAGATCCATCAGATGCTTTGAATGTTTGTGTGATTGTAGATTTTCTTGTAGCATCATATGAAATATTTGTCATCTCAAACGACATACGAGGTAACGTAATTTGAGTTGCACGATTTAAATCAGGTTGTTGCTCAAGTCTTGCTAAAAATTTCTGCATTGGGCCATATGCCAACGCAACTTTCATATCGCTGATTGATTTGCCAGTATTGTCATTATGACGTATGTGAATATCATTAAATAATGTTCCAAACGCTATAACCGTCTTTCTAAGTATTTCGTGATAAAAATAGGTTCCTAACATTAGTATGTACCAAAGGGATTAGTTTCAGCAAAATCAATGATCTCATCTGCTTCAAGTTCAAATTCATCATTTTTACTATAATCATCATATATATCACGATCATCATATTGACTTATATTGTAAGATATGAATGATGTACTTCCAAAGGATATTGATTGATTTGTTAATGTCGCAGCATTTAAGGTCTTATTGCTTAATAAAATATTACCATTAGAGAATATTGAGTGTACTGTTACACCTGCACCGATTACATTTTCGATTTCACCAACATCATTTCCTACAGTAAATCTAGTTGTATTTGCACTTCCAACGTTTATAATAGTTGAACCAGCACCTATGGTTCTACCAGTTGTAGTAAATCCGGCAGTAAATACTGTCTTATGAATTTTTAATCCAGTCGCACCAATGCCAGTTTGGATTCTAAGTTCTTCACCGGGAATAAATCCTCTGATTGTTGTACCAATACCTACGTTTGCAACTTTTAAAACTTTTGTATCAGCATCCCAAGATCTTACTCTAGCTTCTGTATTTGATGCTTGTCCAACGACTAGATCATTGTAGAGATAATTACCACGACCAGTAATAATATCTGGATCTGCAATTGTAACTGCTGGAGAAGCAGTGTATCCTGCACCGGGATTTGTAAATCTAAAGGAAGATACCTGACCACTTCCAATGTCAATAACTGAAGTAACTAATGCAGTTGTTCCTACACCTGTTGGCCCTGCCACAGTTACAGCAGGATTCGTTGTATAACCTCTTCCCTCTTGAGTGAGGTTGAAACTAATTACACCCTGACCTGAAGTTATCACGTTACAAGTTGCAATCGCTCCGCTTCCATTTCCTCCAAGAATTCTAATACTTGGAGCGACTGTATATCCTGAACCGGGATTTGTAAGTATGATTTCCTTGATTGAGAACACACCTGCTCTCTCGGTCGTTATCGCAACTGCAGATGCGTTTGTACCACCTGATGCTCTACTTGTGCTGATAGAAACTGTTGGAGTGCCTGTGTATCCACTACCATCATTCAAAAGTGTAATTGAATTTAAGTATCCAGAGTTCACTGATATCGCAGCGGTTGCTGTTGCAGTTACACCTGTTCCTACGAGGTTGAGAGTTGTGATGAATCCTTCATCTTCAATCTCCTGATCAATCTCATCAACACCAGTATCGATGACCTCATCCTCATATTCAAAGAGTTCACACTGAAGTTGATAAACATAATTTTTACCTAACTGATAGAAAGGTTGTTCATGCTCTACAAATTTAACTTCAAATAATCTTGTTCCTAATGGGAAGAATATTAGATCACCTTCTCTTGGGCGAGTTGCTAGTTCATATTCATCATCATTCAAAAATGGTGCTATAAAATCTTCAAATCTTTCTTTTGATATTGTGAGTGTTATCTCATCTCTTAAACTAACACCAAACTTTGTCATGATATCACCAGCACCTGAATATCCTTCATAGGTATTCACATATGCTTCAATTAAAAAATTATCATCAAATTTAGATGATTGCACCTCTTCGATGATAGACTGTTTATTAACAAATTTTCTTGGAATATAAGTAACCTCAACCCCATAAATTTGCAATTGCTCATTTATGAGATTTTGAATTAATCTCTGTTCACCGGGAGATCCTTGTAGAAAAAACGGATTGAGTGCCATACATTCTACCCGATAAAGTCAAATGGAGGTAACTCGTATTCGAGTTGCATCTTCTGTTTGATTGATTCTAATTCTCTTTCACCATCTTCATATATTTCTCTTCCATTCAATTCTAATCCACCGGGAAGTTTGACTCCTCTGAATTTAATTAAGTTCTGTCCCCATTGTCTTTTCATCAATGCAACAAGATACATCTTTACGAAAGGATCATTGTAGACCTTTGTAAAATCATCAGGATTTAATGCTCTAAAACAATCAATAACAATATAATCATCTGTACTCATGGAGTTAAAATCCATATCAATATACAAACGATTTTGTTTCTTGTTAAATCTTATTTGTCTTTCAGGAGTTAGTAAGAAGTCAATATCTTCTAAGTAACTCTTGACCATTGAATATTGTAGCAATTCAACAGAGTTAAAATAGTATAAGTCATTTAAAAATAACTGATACTTGATACTAAACATACCACCTGATATTGAACTGGTATCAAACTTAAAAATTTTCTCTATACCAATTACACTATCTGGGACTTGAATAAAATTACTGGTCTCAACAAACTGTGAAGTTGTTGTACCATATCCAGTGATATTCGTTGAAGTTCCTGTTGTCGCTGCTAAACCTACAGTATTTGTAGATCCAGTTTGATTATGTGCCTTTCCTCTATCGATATCATTTTGAGTAAATTTATACTTCAAATACATTCTCTCGACACCATCAAAGCATCTCTCATTGAATAGTTGCAACGCATCATCCACCAGATCATCAATCTGATCATCGTCAATATTAATTTCCAGCACAGGAGCACCTAGTTTCCTAAGTGCATAGTCGATTAATCCTTGTCTGGTGGATGGTTTTGCCATTATTCTGCTTCTACCTCAGCTGCTAGGTTTTCGTATTTTTCTTGCCACTCAAGTGCTTTTGCTGCTAATTGAGTTTTCTCATCATTAAAGTCAGTCATTACAGTGGTCAATTTTGCTTCCAAAAGTATATTTTGGTTTGTAAGTGTTGATATTTTTTGATTATAAATTTTAATCAAAGTGTTTACATCAACGTCATTATTTTGTGAATTCATGGTTTTTTAAGGCTAGAACGTACCCCCGTCGATCGTTGTTGTCCACATGGGTTTACTAGTGTATGTAGTTGAGACAGCGGAAGGTGTTTTTCCAGTGCCAGTTCCATTTAATATCAAATCAGCAGAAGTATTAAATGTTCCAGTCACACCAATTAATGTAACTGTGGTTGAGTTAGATGTTGATTTAACAACACCTTGCTGTGATCCACCACCTGCTTGTGTGACTAAATCACCTTCAGTCACTGACTGAGCACTTGGTAATGTGATCGCTATTTCTGTAACTGCAGTTAGTAACTGAGTTGAAGTTATGGTCGCTGCACTCGGAGCAGTGGTTGAGTTCTGTAATCCAGTGCTATCAAAGTATACAACACCATGAGTTGAGAAATCACCAGACTGATAGTAAATACCTTTAATATCAAGATAACCTTTTGTTCCAGTAATTACTTCAGCAGTATTAGTTGCATCTGGAACATATGTCCATACTCTAGAACCATTTGCACCAACCTGACTATCATCCATTCCGAAGAAACCAAGTTTATTATTGGCAGTTCCTGTGCTTGTATTATAGTTGAATGAAATACCACGGTCAGTGTTAGTATCCTTCGCGTGAGTGATTGTTAACTGTGTTGATGTGGTTATTCCTGCACTAGTGTTATTACTAATGGTAAGAGTTTTTGTTCCAGTATTGATTGAACTAATTGTTGTATTAGCAGGAATTCCTGTTGCTGCAACAACATCATCAGTTTGTAATCCTGTTACTGAGTCCACAACAATTGTATTTGCACCGCTGGATACAGGTGACATCACAGTTCTAACACTGGTTACATCACCAACCTTCATGATCGGATCATTTACCGATACGTTTGTTGAGTTAACAGTAGTGGTTGTTCCATCAACTTGTAAATTACCCTTGATGATAACGTCACCTTCATTACTCAAACCACTTGGGAATGGGTCGATGAAAATTTGATTTCCACCACCATCTCTTGTTTGAATTCTATTTGATGAGATTCCAATATTATCAATCTCAACACCACCAGTGTTTGTTAACTTTCCTGTATGACCAATGTTACCATTAATTGTTGAAACACCAACAACTTTAAAGTTATTTGTTTCTAATGTTCCATCAACATTAAAACCGTCGATACGAGTTTGTGCTTTGTTTACACCGTTAAAGAATAAATT